AATATATCTGATGGAATAGTAAATGGTTCAAGTATAGTATCACCAGCCATATCGAATGGATTTGCACCAACATTTATAGAATCTTCTAAAGCAATAAAAGTCTTTTCAAGTCTCAGTTTTTCACCAACACCAAACCCAGTAGAATCTTCCAAAAGAATATCGTCACCAAATGTTCCTGTAACAGTTGATCCATCCTCTAGTTTAAATGTTCCAATATCTTGACCCTCAAGAACAATAGTATCAACAGAGTTTTCATCAGAAATATTAACTAGGGAATCACGGGTAAAGTTATTGGTAGAATATCCAAGTGATGTATAGGTATCTTTCGTTACACTTTGATTTATGTTAACATCACTACCAGATTCCAACAAAATGTTATCACCAAGATCAGACGCACTGCTGTCAGTTTGAGTAAGTAATAAACGACTACCAAGTTGAGCAGAACCACTTTCCAATGCAATACCATCACCACCAATACCATCATAAGTTTTAGTTGCAAGGAATGACAGACCATTAGCAGTATTGTGTGTTTTATTTAACGTAACATCAACGTGCGTTGTATAAGAAGATCGAACATGAACATCTCTATCATAATCAGATATACCTTCAATAACAAAGATATCTGCCTCAACTTCACTAAGCAAATTATCTATTATTGTAGAGTCTTCACCAGAAAGGAATGATATACCATCTTGAAGGCTGTCCTCAAGTTCGAATGATAAATCGTCTTCTGTGATAATATTAAACCCGGCATCGCCCTGAGATGTTTGAAGATGTCCATCTTCAGTTCCATCAAGAACAAGGTTGTTCGATATCGCTTCAGCACTTTCTGATACGATACGATCTAAATCCTCAGTTAACAACAAACCAGACTCGCCAGCACCAATTCCATAAGATATTTCTATTGCTTCAAAATCATTATAAGCATTTTCTGGTGTTTCTAATCGTATAACACCTACACCAAGTTCTTCCTCAATTTCAAATTGATCATCAGAAGTTTCTTGAATAGAAGTTTCTAATAATAGAACAGTCTCTTCTTTAGTGGTAAAACCAAGACGGCGCTCAATAGGAGCAGCAAATATTGAGAAGAATGTAGTACTAAGAATAGCATCGAAGAGATCAGCACCACGGTCAGACTCCCCAATTTCCTGTGCTTGTCCAATTTGTAATTTAGCAGAAACAAAAGAAGTAGTAATAGACTTTGAGAAAACATTAAATCCCGCTGGATGAATTGATTTCTTCAACTCATTTAAATATGAACTACTACCAGATGATGATTGAATTTCATATGAAAAATCTTGGTAATAATAAGAATCTTGAATTCTAATTAGAGCTTCACCAATTAAATTTTCAATACCACCAAATCTTCCTGTTTTTTCAGCGGACGTACCCAAATTAAATTTTGCTTTTGCAACATCTGCATGAACAATTGTTGCAGACCCAGCCGCAGTTGCTATGGATGTTGTTCCAGCAGAAAAATCAATTCCCGTATCCTCAAATAAAACTTTTTCGTTTATATGAAGAGTATCTGCATTTGTTCCATCCAATAACAGGTTAGTGAAGGGGTCATCATTTTCGTATAAAAGTTTTTCATTAACACTATCAGTTATACCAGATTCTAAAACAATATTGTTAGTGGGATCACCAACTCCGTTTGCAGCTGTAGAATTAGGAATAATCTTATCACCAGAATTTGTACCAAGATTATCTGTAGCATTAAGAACTAAATTATCTTCATATTCTATATCAGCATTAAGAACTATAAAGGCGTTGTCATTTGATTTGAGTGGAGGAACCGTTGAGTCTTCCAATAGAAATTTTACTTGTCTCTGATCATATACATAAACTGCATCGTCATTTCTAAATCCAATTTCTTGACAGATAAATTCTCCCATGATATTATCATCATCGTGACCATAGATATCTACTGGTTCTGACCTAAGAGAACCACTACCATCTTCAAGAATAGTCTGTGCTAGTTCTTCGACCTCTGGATGTTCCATAATGATTTCACCAAAACCATCCTCTAAATTTATAAACCCAGATGTTATGCTTGTAGAATCTATTAGAAGTCTATCGCCATCTTCAGCAACTAAATTTTCCCCATAGACAAGATTAGCATCCAAAATAATATTTTCATCAACATACTCTTGCGTTATGAGAGAGTCTTCTAGAAGTACGCCTTCATTGTAGTTGCCTTCTCCAAAAGATTCACCTTCGATAACAACTGTATCTTCAATTGAAACTTTTAGAAGTTGAGTTGCAGAGTCAAATGATCGAACTGTTCCTGTATGTGATGTTAATGCTGTACCGGGGGTAAAAACTCCTGTTATATCTTTTACAACGAAATTTGCACGAAATTCTAATGTAGGTTCTTCAGTATAATTGAATCCGGGATTAGTAATATTGACACTAGAAATTCTTCCAATATCTGTTGTAGTTGAATATGCCTTTACGGCTGCACCATACTGACTTCTAACTGTAACAGTAGGTAAAAATGCATAACCTTCTCCCGGCTGAGTCACAGTTATTTTTGTAATATCCCCATCACCAGACTCTAAAATAAACCCCTCATTATCATAACGATTTGTGTCTATAGCTATTGTATTCACTGCCGACTCAGTTTCAAGTCTATCACCAAGAACTGCTTCTGTGTTAATACCACTAGTATATGATGCAGCATTTCCAGACTCACCATAGAGATAATCTGCTCTATGATTATAGTTACCACCATATAGTTTATATGTTGTACTACTATAAGTTGATTGAGCAACAGCAGTCAAAGTTGTGGGAGAATAAAATATTTCACCGGGATACTCAAGGAAACTATATTGTCTCACTGCTGTTGAGTCAGATTTAAATTCTACAACATCATTATCTAAAAATGTTTGTGGAGTAGATAGAAGGATCGTTGACTGATCTGTAACAGAAGTAACTGTAACTATTGTGTTTACAGGAATACTATTTGATCGCACACGCATCCCTATAATAATATCATCCCCAGCATTTCCATCAAGTACAACTGTTATTGAATTAAATGTTGCACCATTTACAGAGCCAGATGATTTGTTAATAGTTGCTTGTTGAGCTGCATAATTTGTTTTATAGATTGGGTAGTAGTAACCGGAAGTAACACTATATTTTCTATCAGTTCCTAATAGTGCATAGGGTTCCTCATTAAAAATTGTACCCAGCTCAAGTTGAATATTAAATAGGTCTATGAAAGTGTTAGTACCTTCTTCCTGTATAATAACATCGCCGTCAGTCTCATCAACTATGTTACCATTAATAACAGTAACCTCGGCTTCTGCATCAGACACTAATCCAGATGAAGCTTCTGTAAAAACTACAAGATCACCCAGTTCATAGTTTGTTCCCCTATCATCAATTGCAACACCCGAAATAGAGCCTGTTTCAACCCCACCAACAGTCGCTGAAATATCACCACTACCAATTCCGGCAGATGTATCAAGATCAATAAGGTCGTTCGTTTCGTATAATGTTCCATCATTGGAGATTGTAACTGATGAAATTATATCAGTAATAGTAAAATTATATTTCACATCTCCTTTAGAAGATATACCATATATGTTTTCACCATTGTTGAAAGTTCCAACTATATTTGAAATTTGAAATTCAATATATGAAATACCACCAGAAACAGCAAAGGTTGTTGAACTTTCAACAAGTGCAGTTGCATCGGTATCTGTACCAGTAATTGATTCTCCAACAAGTTCATCTGCGATAACATTACCAACAGAGGAACAACGAACAACATTAGGTTTATCCCAATCTGCTGCTGATGATTTCAACATATATTGATTTGGATAGAATACCTCTGCGTCCTCATCCAGAAGGATTTTCATAAAGAGTTTAGCGCCCTCTTTAGTCCCCTTCCGTCGATACAACTCACCAATATGTTTTTCTAAATTTCTCTTGTTAATTCCATTTGCAAGATTAGTAGGAATTCCAGCCATAAAGGATTTGCGAAACTCTTCAATAAAGTCATAAATGGTATTATCAATGTCAGCATAAGCCAACATCTGTTGAATATTCTGAACAGGGTTTGCACGATATCTTGTGACTACACCAGACGCACCAGATGTTCCACCTGTTACAGTCTCTCCTGTCTCAAATAGTTGCTGTGAGGATATGAATATTCTTGGTGTTGCAGCGCTAAGGTCATCAACTAAGATTGTTGCGGTTGCATAAGACGTACCGCCAGTAATAATTTCGCCTTCGATAAATTTACCGTCCGACCCAGCACCAACTTCTGTGACAATTAAACCCCCATCTTCATTAAGAAGATTGGTATCAGTCTCAACTTCTATAAGAATGTTGTCAATATTGACTGTTAGTTGTAGTTCACCAGATTCAAGGAACTGGTAATACGATTTTAAAAATTGAGAAAACTTAGGATGGTCTTCAGCAATGAAGTCAGGCAGCTGACCATCAATCTGAGTACTAAGTTTATTCTCTAAAGTTGGGGTCCAAGATAGGTCAAAGGGTGGAGCCATGATTAATAACTCGACGGCGTTGCATAATTAGTTGTTGTGACGTAACCCGTTGAACCCCCCGCAGTATTAACTGCAATTGTATCTTGTCCCCCTGAGAATGACGTATTTACAAGATCAATTTCAATAATCTGATTTCTTTTACCTACAATATCATTGGACGCTGGTATTGCAGTTAACCTTATTGCTCTTGATGCATTGTCATCAACATTAGATACAGATGTTATATAAACTGGATTAACTGAAACTAAACCAGATACATAGTCTACAGTTCCGGCAGCCGAACTATAATAGGTTCGTGACCCGGTAACCAAATAATAAATGCGAAGGTTGCCTGCACCATCATCATCAAAGAACATCTCATTTGTGTTGTCTTGTATATAGAAACCTGTTGATGAAATGATACCACCTGATGTAGAATTATGACCAGAGTGGGGATTGTACAGTTGATTTCCAAAATGAATTGTGAATGAAAAGGAACCTGATGTACTTGGTGTGTAAAAACTACCTAGAGTTACCGTAGTGATATTACTCAATATTGAAGTATCACTAGCATCAACCAAAGAAGTAAACTGAGAATGTCTAAAAACAGAGTTGAATACTTTCAAATAATCAGTATTATAATTTGTGATAGTAGACTGTACAAGGGACTCCAATGACTCTTTAGTTCTTATTGTTTTGTTACTATCAAATTTAAAATTGACATTAAGAATAATATTTAAAGTTTCTGCGTCTACAACTACAGGAGTAATTGAAGCAACAGTATATGAAGACAAGTCTGTTACCAGTTGCGCCTTTTGAACTTCATTTAGATTTAGACCTGTTGTTGATTTGATACTAATGAATATCTTACCATATTCTGCAACATCTGAAACACCAGTAACATTATCGTATGAACCATCCTCCCCACCCCAAACAGAAACCGCTTGAGTGTTTGCAAAGAGTTGTTTAACATAAGTTTTGTAATCTTCTGTTGTAACACATCGTCCCTGTGACGCATAGTCTAGGGGTGCGTTAAATTTTATGGACTCAATTGTTTCTGGTTCAGAACCACCAGCTGCTGGAGACACTGTTCTAATATTGACACTGTTAACTGTATCAATTGCAGCCGAACTAACAAAGACTGATGCACTATTTGCAGCACCCTTATTGGTAACAACATAATTGATTATGATAATATTACCATCTTCTACTGCGGTGCCCAGAATACCATCACCAAAGTATACTTCATATTTACCATCCTCAACCTCTTGAATAAAATATACGTTCGATGTAGAGGTTAGTCCAGCAATATCTGTTGCCAAAGTATATATATTTGATGTAGTATCCGTTGCAGAATTTTGAACTTTGATTGTAAGAGTTGTTGTATCTGCTCTGTCATCGTTAATAATAAATCTCTGTTCAACATTCTGAGTGTCAGCAGTATATCGAGTTGAAACATAACTACCCTCATATATATCTACATTACCAAATGCAATACTAGAACCAGTTAAAGATGCAGTAACATTTTGTATAGTTACAAACTGATAAGATGTATCACCAACACTAGATGTAAAGACTGTACCGGCTGGCATTGTTGCACTGGTGTTGGATGTATTCAAAAATACATCAACAGTAGCTTTTGCAGATATAGCAGAACGAGTGGTGTATCCCAAGGTCTTCGCATGAGAAACGACACTTGACCTCAACTGTGAGGAGTCAAGGAACATTTCGTTTGCAAGCATGTTCGCATTGAAACCAAGATAGTGAGTGTTGTATGCAAGAACATCAAGGAGCGCACTCAGACCAGAACCTTCGAAGTCATAGTCCTTGAACTCTGATTGATTTCGCATGAAGATTTTTAGGTTATCCTTAACCTCATCAAAATCAAATTCTGTTACACTGAGTCTTTTTCTAGTCGCTGCCATTATCGTAATCTCTCTAATAGAACTTCCATATTTACAAGTTCTGTTGGGGCGTTAACAACATAAAACTCAATAGTAACATTATATGCATTGTTGTCAAGATTAGGTTGAGCTCGAACTCCAACGAGTCTAGCTCTTGGTTCAAAGTTCTCAATCACCTCTTCGATCTTCATAGTTAGAACATATGCAGTGATTGGCGTCATAGGTTCAAATAGAATATCTCTTACACCAGAACCAATCTCTGGATGAAAGGGTTTCTCATAGAAATTTGTTAGTACAAGATTTCTTACAGAGCGTTTGACTGCCGTAAAATTAGTTACCTTATTAACATCACTCGTTCCATTCTTCGGACCAAAGAATAAATCAATATCAGAATACACTTGAGCTGCACGGTTTTCACCTTGAAACGTAGCGTCAGTATATGCGTCTTTTGCAGCCATGAATATTCCCTTTTATTATATTTATACACCCTCTGATGTGTTTTGTTTCATCATAAACTTATTATTAGACTTCCAAACATCTTTTGCATTAACACGAATGAATCGTTTGTTGGTTTCGTTTGTGTTTGGGTTAGGAACAGTCAACATAACATTCTTACCCTTTAGGAATGCGGTGATCTGATTATTTACTCTAGCACTACGGCTAGACATATACTCTCTACGAAGAACCTTAGTCACGGACTTGCTAACGCTACGGCGCTCACCCTTAGATGTCTCTGTTGCTCTTGATTTTTTCTTTCCCATAATATAACTCCTTTATATGTGTTTGTATTTATGTCTTTACGTCAGGATCATAATTGATAAGATAATCATAACTAATCATCAAAGCATACCCTTTGAACTTTCTGTTAAAGTTTCTGCCGTTGCTCAAGGTTCCAGTTCGATTTCTAAATAAACCAACGTCTCTTTGGGGGTGTATATACTCCTTAATAACACCACCTTTAGGGCCCGGCAATTTATATGTTGCTACAGCTTTAACATTGCCGGGGTGATTTGATTTGGGTATAGCATCTGGGCTTACAATTCTAACACTACCATCCAGATCAATAAATGGTGAGAACCCACCAGCATCCAAACCCCCATCTACAATTTCTATCATATGTGGTCCATACCTACTTTCATAGTATGGTGGTCTTTTTTCTTTTCTCCAAGCACTGATCGTAGCTCCCATAAGGTTAGCTTCAACCTCAGTTCCCAGTTGAATTAAATCACTTTCTGGTTCTACAAGAATACCAAGAGCGCTGATATCAGCGTCAGTCGGATGAATTATTACACGCCGAATACGAGAAGGATGATGTTTTAAATTTTTAATTATTATTGATTCTCCAGAAATTTCTAATTGATCAATTTTTAACCTTTCTGTTTTAGTATCAAATTTACGCACAAAACCAACTGACTTTGAAGATGCAACATTGGATTGTGTATTGTCTGTTGTCACCGTCACAACAGTTTCTTTAACAGATATTTTCTTTGTTTCTGTTGCAACAACATATGAACCCTTATCTTCTGTTGGTGGAGTTTTAGTAACCACATAAGATTCCGTCTTTGTTTTTATCTCTACAACCTTTGTCTCTACAGCAGGGTTCTGTTTTACCACAGATGAAGCTTCAGTTACGGCAGGAACAGCTGCTTGTTTTGGTGCAATAGGTTTTTGCACTGCTGGTTCAGTACTCCCAGATTCTTTCTCAAGATTAGGAACAAGCGCACAAACATCACCACCACCCGATATTGATTTAGTTGCATCACTAACAAGACTATCTAATTCTAAACCAGCGGACTTGATGTCATCTCCAAACTCTGTTTTAATTTTTGCAAGAGCAGAAAGAAAAGATGGAGTGCCGGGTATCTGTGAGGCAAGCCCTGATATCTCTGCTTGTAAATTTAACTTAGGTAGAGTTGGTATCTCAATTGATTGAAGTTTATCCTTCAGACCCGCAAGTTCATTCTGAGCTTCTCCAAACGCAGCTGCAGCAGTAGATGCAGCTTCATCAAGTTTTGCCTTTGCGTCTGCTTTCGCATCAGCAAGTTTAGATAGAACATCATTCAGTTCTGGACTAGCACCACACAAATCTGGAATTTTAAAATCAACCATGACTAACCCCCCGCAAATACATCTGAACTACCAGCAGCAACAGAAGTGCAACCACTGATACCATCTCCAATTCTACCAGCACCTTTATCGTTGACAAAGACAGTCGATGAACCCGTTGCAATTGGTGCTGCATGTGATGGACACGGTGCGCCGGGCAACAGGTGTGATGTATTGTTGTCACCCTGTCTTGACCATGCAATATTATTCACAAACACAGTTGGCGAACCTACTGCTCTTGCTGGGGCGGAACAGTGTGTAACATCTGCATCACCAATTCTAGTTGCTGCGGGCACGTTCTTTCTCCATCAGTTCTTGCAGTCTCTCATTCCATACTGCCATTGCTTCATGTTGTTCATCAGTGTGATTACCATCTTCACCTTCTGGTTCTGGTGTGTCTGGTATAAACTTGATAACATTTTCAAAATCTTCTGGTATGTCTTCATATTTATCGTAAGTAACCAGTTCTCCATTCACTATAAATTGAAATTCAGCCATTAGTTCAAGTCAATCCTTGCTGCGTTAATCTCAGCATTACCTGTAGATGTATGCGCCCATGTTGTTCCTGTGGTACTTGTCCATGCAGTACCAACGATTTGACTCAGTGTTGTTTCTGGATTGATTGTCATTGCAGCTGCAGACTTCATGTTCAGTGTGCTACCAGATTTAATAGAGACAATCCCCGATATAGTTGACTGAGATATATCGGTCTTTGCAAGCACGGTATAGTTAGAACCCGTTGATATGTAAATGCCATCAGCGCCGGGGTTTGAACCCATCTCCTTACCCGTAACATCTAAATCATATCCACCACCAACAATTTGAATTTTAGATTTCTCAAAGGTGACAACCGAATCACCACCGACTCTACCTTTGATATCATCGTTGATATTGAAAGAATGATTACCGATAATTTCTTCTTCACGATTACCACCCGGCCCTCTTGGATGTGCATCGTTTGCAGCGCCTACCTTGACACGATGGTTCTTATGAATCTTCTGAACGAAGTCTCCTTCAATCTCCTGTATGTAGTCACCCTTAATGAGCTCTCTTACTGAACCCTCAACTGTGATGTTCTGAGAACCCTTGATGACAATGTTCTCATCCTTGATAACAATCTCGTAGTTATTTCCAATAATCTTGGTGACAACAGAACCATCTGGATGAATCTCCTCAAAGGTTCCTGCCATGTGTTGACGAAACATTCGTTCTGCACCGGGACTGTCGTCCACTTCCGTAATGTGGCCAGACTCAGACTCAAATACATGGTTGTAGGGATAGACACCAGAAATATATGGGTTTGCATCTGCAATAATACCTTTAGGGTGTGGCTCTTCCCAAAACCCCCGTTTTTCATCTTCTTTTAATTCATCGCTGACGGTTTTTATGTTTGGTTTGGTTGCAGTAGGAATACCTGTAGTATCTGCGGGATCATCATCTGCACCCAGAACAGCATTAGGATCACCACGCAACCGTTCTAATCTGCGTTGAATAAGTGAGTTATGATCTTCGGAGTTTTCACCTCTTGCTAGTCTATTAGTATCAGGCTCACCGAGCTCGTGGCCACTATGTTCTATATCGCCGGGGTAAGGACCATAAGTAGGATCAAATCCATATTCAGTTTGTAAAGAATCATCACTACGGGGATCATTAAATCCTGATGATGCATTAGCATCTTCGTCTGGAATACCCGGTAATGTACCCATGATGACAGGTTGCTGGGCCTCATTGTCTCTATAGAACCCGACAACCCACGAACCCTGTGTTAGAAACGAGGGGGTGTGTCCAAGACCTTGCATAGATGGATCAGTTACAGGATGCATCACATGCGCCCACGGTAAGTCAGTAGTCTTAACCTGAGTTAAGTCCTCACTATGCCGACCAAGCACACGAACACGAACCCTACCCAACTGAGCAGGATCGTTCCTATCTTCAACTACACCAACGAACCAACTGAAACCGTCTTTACCCATGAAATCTTGCATGGGACTATTTATAAGAGTTTAATGAAGGTCTGGATCACGCCCTAGGCGCTGGCCTTCGTGTGACCAGTTGTATTCTTCAAGTCCGTATGTAATATCTGGATATAATTCATTTAATGCCATCAAGCAGTTTAAAGCATCTTCCTTGTCCATTCCCTCTATAACTGTTTTTTTTGATACAACTCTATACTTTATCATGATGAGCTCCTTTTCGAGATCACCAAATGCGTTCTGTCTTCACCACAATTAACAAAACTGTGTGGTAGTGTAGTATCAACCTCATAAACAAAACCATCAGCGGGTATATGCATTATCTCATTCAACGTAGGAAATATAAAATAGGCATTTGGATTGGTTATAAGAGCTAGGTGGTAACGAGGTGCCGGGTCAAAGTGAACAGAATAGGTGGTGTGCATTTTCTTGGTCATTATTCTTGACCGCACACCAGTCAAATCCCGTATCACATCTTCAAAGACTGTGCCTTCATATATCTCATTCAATATACTATAGTCTAACTCTACCTTGTCTGTTCCACGAAACGACCCTGTACCATCAATATAGGGATTAGACAATATGCTGGCGCTGGGATTTCGCTGTAGACAAGTTTGAGGACTTCCATCCCCAGAACTCATCCACCGCAACTCCGTAGATAACCTAATATGATCCCATTCAACTAGACACTTGTCTATATCATAGGACCATTTTGTTTGTTTTACAGACATGGTAGGTTATTTAGACTGTTCCAATCAACTCGTTTGGAAGAATATAGTCAAAGTTTGCACTGCCTGAACCATTACCACGGGTAATTTCGATATAGACAGAGTTCAAAGACTTCTCCTTGAAGGGAATATACTTCTTCAACTTCTTGGACTTGTACAGAAACACTCCATCCTCAAGCCTAATGTCATCATAAGAGTCCTTATCAGAACCAATAGCTGTCAACTTTCCAGTAAGGGTTTCACCATAGTCACCGTTATATACGACTTCATCACCGATATTCATTTTTTAGTTCCTTATAGATATTCAAATGTAGTACATACGATTGGGTCTTTGTCTGAACCAATCCATTGCTTTGTGGTAGTCACCACCTTGATACGCCGTTCCTCAATATCCAATTCCTCAAAATACTCAGTCGTCACTGT